TTTTTCTGCCGTTAAAGCAGGAACAAAAGGTGGATCAGCAGGGCAGTGGTCGGCCCGTAAAGCTCAACTTGTTGCATCTCGTTATAAAAAAGCAGGTGGAGGATACAAGTCATGAAGGGCGTAAAGCATTATAAGAAAGACGGTACGGAACATACAGGCGGTACTCACAAGATGCCTGATGGTTCTTTACACACAGGTAAAGCACACAGTAAGACAAGCGTAAAACTAATGCACTATAAAGATTTAAGTAAAACTGCAAAGGCTAAAGTAGATGGCAAAAGCAAAAAGTCAAAAAAGTCTTAGTCAGTGGACTAAGCAAGATTGGAGAACTAAAAGTGGTAAACCTTCGACTCAAGGTTCTGGCGCTACAGGGGAAAGGTATTTACCTGCAGGTGCTATTAAAGCTATGGATTCAGATACTTATGCGAAAAGTAGTGCAAAGAAAAGAAAAGATACAAAGGCGGGTAAGCAATTCTCTAAGCAACCTAAAAAGGCGGCTCAGACTTCCAAACGTTTTCGGAGGGGATGATGACCTCCTTTGAAGATGCCGACACAAATAACACTGGCGCTATTGAGAAGCCAGAGTGGGACGCCTTAGTACTAGAAGACAAACGTAGGAGAATAGAAGATGAGGACGCACATAGGGATCAAACTAGAAAGATGGCTTGGTTCGCTTTATGGGGAATGTTACTTTATCCTTTTGGTGTCGTTGGCACAGGTGCGCTTGGGCTTGACAACGCTTCGGCAATCATTGGGAGCATGGCTTCCATTTACTTTGTGTCTGTTGCTGGTGTTGTTTCTGTCTTTATGGGCGTAGCTACGTTAGCCAAGAAGGCTCCACTTAAATGATCATTGGTCAACTCTTAGGTGCAGTAGGTGGCTTGGCTACAAGTTACATGGACGGTAAGGTAGCTGTACAAAAAGCTAATGCAGAAATTAAAGTTAAGCAAGCTACAGGTGAGATTGATTGGGACATAGAGGCAATCAAGGCTACACAGAATAGCTGGAAAGACGAATGGATCACGCTACTATTTTCAATACCTTTGATACTTGCCTTCTGTGGCGATTGGGGTAATGAGATTGTGCAGCGTGGTTTTTTAGCATTAGAGGTTATGCCAACGTGGTATCAGTACTCACTAGGTGGAATTGTAAGTGCCAGCATTGGTATGCGGTCTGTATCTAAATTCTTTGGTAAGAAATAATGTGGGTACTAGTTTGGATACAATTAATCTCAGGTATGCCCCTTGAATACTTTCAGTTATCTGTGTATGATAGCAGAAATATATGTGAACAACAAAGAGAAAAAGCAGAAATTATGATTACACATAACGGTATAACTGTAGCGTGTATGCACTTAGGAAATGTAGGAGATAAACAGTGAGTTTTAAATTGAGTGAACGCAGCCTATCTAAACTTGAAGGCGTAGACAGCAGCTTGGTAGCTGTAGTCAAACGTGCAATTGAATTAACTAAAGTAGACTTTGGTGTAATTTACGGTATGCGTACTGTAGAAGAGCAAGAGAAACTTGTAGCGGCAGGTAAGTCACAGACTATGAAGTCAAACCACCTTGTAGGTAAGGCAGTAGACTTGATGGCATACGTAGATGGTAAAGGCGTGTGGGAACTAAACGTCTATGATGATCTATGTGACGCAATGAAAGCTGCAGCAGAAGAACTAGGTACTCCCGTTAAGTGGGGTGCAGCATGGTCAGAGGGTGACATTCGTACATACCCCGGCACTGCAGAAGATGCAATGATGAAGTACGTTGACCTACGGCGCAGTCAGGGACGTAGACCATTTATTGACGGTCCCCATTTCGAGAACATGTAAAGGAAGTAATATGGCACGTGAGTTAACAGAACGACAGCAAAAGTTTTTAGCAGTCCTTATGGATGAGGCAGGTGGAGACATCGGCACTGCTAAACTCATGGCTGGTTACTCAGCCAATACTACTAACACAGAGATTACTAATAGTCTTAAAGAAGAGATACTAGACGTAACACATAGTTACCTAGCACGTAACGTACCTAAAGCTGCAATGGCTATGGTAGGTGCCTTGTATGATCCTACTGAACTAGGCATACGGGACAAGATGGCTGCAGCAAAAGAACTACTAGATCGTACTGGTCTTGTTAAAACAGAGAAGTTGCAGGTAGAAGCAAAGGGTGGTGTTATGTTAATGCCACCTAAAGCAGTTGAAGAAGAAACATGTGCATGTGGAAACGGCATAAGTAAATGTGAATGTGACGAATAGTAATTTGATTTAAAAAAGGATAAGAACATGGGTATACTATCAGTAACAAAAGCTGCAGCTAAAGCATCAAAGGCAGCAGCAAAAGCTAAGAAAGCAGCAGCTAAAATAGCGGCAGCTAAAAAGGCGGCAGCAGCTAAAAAAGCAAAAGAAAAAAAAGACTACGCCGCTTATGTAAAACAAAATAAAGCAGACGAAAAAGCATTTGCTAAAAAGGCTAATACGGACAGTGCAAAAGAAGAAGCATACGAAAGTTCAAGATCAATGGCAGGTACTAAAGATCGTACTTCAGCAGCAGCTAAAAGAGCTAAAGCTAAAGCTAAAATAAAATCTCAAAAACCTAAAACTCAACCAAAGAAAACTTTTGAATCAGAATTGCGTGAGTTAAAAAGCAAAGCAATGACGGATGCTAATCGTGGTAGAGAAGCAGCTAAACTTGCAGTAAAGTACGGAAGAACTATTACTATGAATGGGAAAACTTATGGCCCAAAGAAAAAAGGACCACCTATTTCCCGTGAAAGAATACCCGGCGTTAAGAGAAATAAAAAAGGTGAAATAATTGATAGAGATGGTACATAGCGTAGGAATACAATGACTAAATCTGTAGGCACATGGAAACTTCCGCAGCCAACTGACATAAAAGAAGACAACATCTGGGTTTCAATCCCCCGTGTAGCAAGAACAATTCCGTATGGGTATGAATTAGACCCAGAAGATAGCAGAATACTCTTGCCAATTGACTACGAACTTGATATGCTAGAGCAAGCAAAGAAATACATTAAACAGTATTCGTATCGGGAAGTAGCAAACTGGCTTACCAGAAACACAGGTAGGTCAATTTCACACGTAGGATTAAAGAAACGGTTAGACAATGAGCGACAAAGAAAAAACAAAGCTGGAAGCCTACGCAGATGGGCAGACTATGCAAAAAAGGCAATCGCCAAAGCGGAAGAAATCGAAGCCAAAAGAGTCGGTGCGAAAGAAAACACAAGTAGCGAAGGCGAAGAAAGAGCAGCTTAGTTCTGCAATAATACTTGAGGCATTTACTGATAAGGTTGAAGAAGAATACAATGTAATCTTTAAACCTAACGTTGGGCCACAGACAGACTTTCTTGCGGCAAGTGAACGTGAAGTACTCTACGGTGGCAGTGCAGGGGGTGGCAAGAGCTACGCAATGTTGGCTGACCCACTACGCTACATGGGCAACCCTGCGTTTTCAGGCTTACTACTACGACACACTACAGAAGAACTAAGAGAATTAATTACTAAGTCGCAGGAGATGTATCCTAAAATTTGGCCCGGTATTAAGTGGTCAGAACGTAAGATGCAATGGACTGCACCATCAGGTGCTAAACTGTGGTTAAGTTACTTAGACAAAGATCAGGACGTTACAAGATACCAAGGTCTAGCGTTTAGTTGGATTGGCTTTGACGAACTTACACAGTGGGCTACACCATTTGCTTGGTCTTACATGCGAAGTCGATTGAGATCGGCAGACCCTGACCTTCCTCTTTCGATGAGGGCAACGACTAACCCCGGTGGAAGAGGACACCACTGGGTCAAGAAAATGTTTATTGATCCTGCACCTGCAGGTAAATCATACATAGCTACAGACATTGAGACAGGAGAACAACTAAAGTATCCTGCAGGACATGAGAAGGCAGGAAGGCCATTATTCAAACGTAGGTTTATACCTGCAAGACTAAAGGACAATCCTTATCTATCTCAACACGGTGACTACGAGGCAATGCTTTTGTCGTTACCAGAACAACAACGAAGACAGTTACTAGATGGTGATTGGGACATTAAAGAAGGCGCAGCCTTTACAGAGTTTGACAGAAAGACACACGTAGTTGAACCCTTTGACATCCCTAATAACTGGGTTAAGTTTAGGTCTTGTGACTATGGATACGGAAGTTACACAGGCGTCTTATGGTTTGCGGTCAGTCCTAGTGAGCAATTGGTAGTATACAGAGAATTATACGTATCAAAGGTTCTTGCAGTTGACTTAGCTGACATGGTACTTGAGTTAGAGGCAGGTGATGGAAACATGCGTTATGGGGTGCTTGATAGTTCTTTGTGGCATAAACGTGGTGATACTGGTCCATCTCTGGCAGAACAAATGATCATGCGGGGATGTCGTTGGCGTCCATCAGATAGAAGCAAAGGCTCACGTGTAGCAGGTAAGAACGAAATACACAGACGCTTACAGGTAGATGAGTTTACAGAGGAAGCAAGGTTAGTATTTTTTAATACTTGTACTGAAACAATATCACAACTACCTGCAATACCACTGGATAAAAAAAATCCAGAAGATGTAGATACACACTCAGAAGACCACTTGTATGATGCTCTAAGATATGGTATCATGTCACGACCACGGTTTAGCGTATGGGACTTTGACAGTCGGGGTACTCCCGCAAATAGTATGCCAGTAGCAGATTCTAAATTCGGATATTAAGGAAACCTAAATGGAAGAAGATAACACATTTATTGAAGACGAGTCAATAGTATTAGAAGATACGGATGAGTCCTCTGTAGACGATGCTAAAACTAATAACATTATTCCTTATATTATAGGACGCTACAAACGTGCGGAAGATTACCGTCAACAAGATGAGCAACGTTGGTTGGATGCCTATAGAAACTACCGTGGTATATACGGACCTGACGTACAGTTTACAGAAGCTGAGAAGTCTAGGGTATTTATTAAAGTAACCAAAACAAAAACACTTGCTGCCTATCAGCAGTTAGAGTCTGTAATGTTTGCTAATAACAAGTTTCCCCTTACGGTTGATCCTACGGAAATGCCAGAGGGTGTAGTTGCAGACGTTAACTTTGACCCTGCAGAACCTGATCAAATTAAAGAATCGGAAGTAGACAAGGCTATAAATCCTTATGGCTTTCGTGGAGATGGTAAAGACTTACCTAAAGGTGCAACAGCTAGAACACTTGGTGATATGCTTGGCCCCCTTAAAGATAAACTAAAAGATATTGATGGACTAAGAAAAGGAATAGGTAAAACACCTACCGCCGTTACATTTAGTCCTGCAATGATAGCTGCAAAGAAAATGCAGAAGAAGATA